CTCCGGAGTGACTTACGGGCAATGTTCATAACTGAGAAGCGAGGCAACTTCGGCTCAGTTTTATGAATCCTTTGTGTCATCTCCTTGGATTGATCCATCCACCAGGCCGTAGACCCCGTGCGATGCTTTGACTGAGCAAAAGCAAATCGCTTGCGATAGATAACAATTCCTGAGCTATCCAGAATCCTTAGAGAGCCTGCAGGAAAGAACGGGAAAGATTGCAGGAAGTCATAAGCATCTGAATAGGTTCTGAAGACTGCGAGCGTGAAATATTCTTGCTTCGTTCTGTAGCCTTTGATCTGGACTGCGTAGGCTATTTGTTGCCACGCGTCATCGGGCCTTAGTAAGGCTGAAGAGTGGTAATTCATTCTGGAAAAGGAAAGGAAAGGAAAAGAGCTCAAAGCGAGCTCGAGCGGATATTGCCAGACCTGCCCAGATCCGCAAGTGACAAGCGCTACAACTTCACAAGCTGTGATGTTGAAGGGATTGTGAAGGGTTCTAGAAGGCTCTAGAAGGCCTCTCTAGTTGGGCGAGGGCTCGCGTGTATATAAACGCCACGGACGCCCGCTGCAGGCCCTCCCAGGCCCCTCTCCGCGAACTCATAACGACTCCGACATAGGCCTATCCAAACTCATAACGATTCCGGGTTAGCGATGCTTCTATGGGCCTATGCGTCTAGCGTCATAAAGGGCATATACCTATATAGGCATCGCCATATCCCCCACCGGGGGTAAAACCGTCCGCCTATGCGGTAACTAGTGCTCAAAAATCTGAAGCAAAACCTTTTCACCCATCAGAAATAAAAAAAGAGGAGCCTCTCAGACCCCTTTAGAACCCCTTTCAACTACTTCTTAGACCGGTTATACCCCTTAGACACCACACGAAGGTTCTTACGCCCGTTATTGCGGGGATTACCGTCTTTATGATCTACATCCTTGCCTTTGAGGTTGTAACCAGCCTTAGCGAGCTTTCTACGAGCCTTATTACGGCTACTACGGTTCTCCCGTTGCTCCGGTTTGGAGTGGTAGTTGTCGTATTCCTTACGGTAGTTGCGAGCCATCTGAGAGCCAGCCAAGAGCTTTACCTACTGTAGGGAACTCTTTACAAAAGATCTCTTTGCACTGGAGAGCAATACTTACGTGTTCCAGTTGAGTTCCGTTTTGAGATCTTAGATCGATGTAATGAATCCAGCTACGAAGAGTTCCAGACATATACAACTTAGTTTTAGTAGCAAGAGGGAGTATTTCTCTAGCTGTTTCTTTAGCAACACCAGAAGAGACCATCTCTCTGTAGAGGTCTTGGGATTCTTCAAACAGCTGATTAATACGCCTGTAGTAGAGCTGAGTTGTTGTTGGATCTAGATCATCAATAGAGTTCTGTCTGTTTTTGGTGTCCTGTCTTCTGAGGTGAGGAATTTCTGGGTAACCAAGTTCTTTAACGTCTGCGTATCGCTGAGAGAACTCTTGGAACGAGAACGACCTGTGTCTAAGGATTTGAGCAGCTATAGATCGAGTGGTGTTGATTTCCAGGACTAAATGACACATCTCAAAGGGAGACCAGTGTCTGTGTTTAATGAGGTAATTAATTAACCGTTCATTGTTGTTGTTACTTAGCTGATTAGCTGGGTTACTAACTCTTGCCATATAGACAAGGAGTTCTTCTGCTTTGTCTGTTCTGGTAACCAGCTTGACGGTCATGGACCTGGCTTAGAGGCCTATGCAGTATACATACCTTATTTGACTGTTCTAGAGGGTCTTTTAAAAGACAACAACAAAAACCCCTCTTAAAAGCCCTTTAAAACCTTTATAAAAATATTATATATACACTTGTCAAGAGCGTATGCACCTTGAGGGGTCAGTTTTAGAGGTGGCTGTTTTTGATGTATGCACCTTAAGGGCCTTCTGAATACCGTATGCACTCTGAGAGGCCTCTAGAAGCCCCTAGAAGGCCCCTGTAGGGTGTTTTAAGTATCTAACCAGTTAGCACCCCCTAGAGAGGCCATAGAGGCCTTCTGAAGGTCCTCTAGTGATCTTGCGTATCCAATGGCGTCAATGGAGAGACCGTTATCTCCTTGGATGAATTTCCTCTCTAGCTCCCACTGTTCAGCTAACCGTCTATCCATAGCTTGCTTTTCCGTTTGAGCCATGGACTCCGTAAAGTACTGGACAGCCATTGCCAGAGCGTCTAAGCGGTCGTCATGACGGATACTGTTCTTCTCCTTAGTAATACGGGTGAGCTGGAAGAAGAGCTGGTATTGGGAACGAGTTTCGCTTGGATAGCACTCAGTGGAGGCAAGGTCTTGAGTGATTACGTCCGTGTCAACCATCAACCGGTGTTGATTAAGGACAGGCTCAAGGGTGTCAATAATCCTGACTTCCTTTTGTTTTGTGTGTCGGACCTCTTCAACAGAGCAGGGGTAAATCACGCCGAGGTAGCGTTTGAGAAGCTCCGAGAACATCCCGAGGCCGAGGTTGCTTTCGACCAATATTTGTTTGACCTTGTACTCTTTGCCAATAAGAGCGAGCTTTTTAAGATTCGGTTCGCTGTAACCGCCTCGAAGTCCACCGCTAGCGAGAAGGAAGAGGTTACCGTTCAAGTAGGCGACTACTGCGTAACCGAGCTCGTCAGAGCCGCGTCCAGAGGGGTCAACAGCCATCACAACCCCGGTGTAATCCAAAAACTCAGAGCCAATCTGAGCGGGCTTGTAGAACAAATCGCCGTGAAGACCAACAGAAGGAAGGTCTAGGGCTTTATCACCGTTAGCTAGCCACACGACCTTATCTGGGCCTTTCTCGCGGTTTAGACGGAACACACAGAGGTCTTTGAGTTTGAGGGGGAATCGCTCCTCATCACTCAGTGAGATGTCTAGAAGGAACTGAAGGTTGAACGTGGATTTACCGATGGAGAGCTGTCGAGCTTCCAGTTCTTCCCAGTCAAAGCGTTGAGGGTCTACAGGGTGTCCAGCAAGGCTTTTGTCTTCTTCTAAATCTGCAAGGATCTTGGGTGCCAGACGGTCTCCGTAGTAGTTCTTGAGCTTCTTTGCAGTGGGGTACAGAGCAGGCCAAATACGACAGGAGTAGCCAGCTAACTCAAGCTTTGCGTAAATGCTGTCTTGGGTGTGAGGAGTTCCAAGGAACACGATCTCACCACCAGGCTTGATCACCGAGTCAAACTCTTTGATCGATTCCCGTAGCTTGTCTCGGATCAGTTGGGTTTCACAGGACTGGGGCGTTTCAACGTCATCAGCAACGATGAGATCAGCACGGCTTCCAGTGATTTGACCGAAGATACCGCTTGATCGGACGCTGGGGCTTTGGTCTGGTTTTGCTCCGTAGACATCAAACGCAACTTTGGAAAACCGCTGGGTGTCGCTTGGAAATAGATCTTTGACCATAAACCAGTTCCGAAGAAGGTCATGGCAAAAGACACTGAACGCGTCTGCACGGTCTTGAGCGGCGGAGATCACAAGCACCTTAGTGTCTGGATCCCTACGAAGCCTCCACAGCACGTAGCCAGCCGTCAGGAAGCTTTTACCGCAGCCCCTGTACGCCATGATGATGCGTCTGTCAGGGCCGTTCTGTAGGTAGTCCGCAAGTTGGTACTGGACTGGTGTAGGGCTTGGTAGACGAAGGTAGTGCCAGAGGTGAGTAGCAAAAACAGGGAAACTAGCTACAGCTTCCTGAATAATCTTTTCTGTTGCTTTATTCGGCCTTGGCATCGTGAGCCCACTTAAATACTTGGCTCAGGTTATTCTGCAGGATCAAGTTCATTCTTGTTAATTCAAGCGTCATTTTCTCCAGGTCATCCCTAGAGGCATTTGGAAGCTCTCGCCGTATTCTCTCTACCCTTAGGGATTGCTCTAAGGAGAGATTGAGATTGGGCATAGGAGGCAGTTCATCCATTGTTCGATGACAAACTCACGCTCCTCACAATAGTCAGGGCGACTCTTAAACCACATTCTCCAGTTAGAGCTGCCTTTTTCGTGGTTACAACGGCTGCAAGCTGGAACAATGTTTGTAGCTAGATCCTCACCACCTTTGGTTTTGGGGTGAATGTGATCCAGAGTCAGCTTTTCACTTTTAGTGCCGCAGTAGGCACATTTACAACCAAACGCTTCTTTAATTGATTGTCTCCACTGCTTGACTGCTTCTCGTCGCTGTAGCGCTTGGAGGTTAGCCATAGCTGCATCTGGCGTTAAATACACAAAACCCCCAGATGGCGAGTGAATCACCATACTGGGGGCCTTGGTTGGTACATATAGGGTTTGTGTCCCTATGCACCAATATAGCTTCTAACCTTTTTGATATCTACCTCTGGGAGTGCAGAAATCATCTCGGAGATAGCGCTAACGTCACCACCGTTAAGGGCAGTAATACCTTGGTCCTTGAGGAACTTAATAGCGTTAGCAAGGTCAGAAGCTTTTACGTCGTCACGATTCAGTTGATCAATCAGTTTCGTAGCCACCAAACGGTGTAGCGAATACAGATCGTCTTCTGATGCGAGACCTTCTGTCTTATTTAGAGACTTTTTTGGAGAAGCTGCCATACAAAACACGGAACGCCTTCAACCCCAATTGTACGAGGCTGTTTTCTTTGAGTTTGGATGCACCAACCAGTTCAGACAGAACAAAAGCTAGTGACCACAGTGCTGCTTGCACAGCGGGATCAGTAAAGTCCATGGTAATTAGGACGGGTTCTCAATCAAAATAGCCCACCCAGAACCTGGACCTTCTACTTCCCATCTTTTGTTCCAATTTTTCTGGCTATAAACCACCTCTTTACCCTTGCTGTGATTGGTATAGCCTCCACGGACCATATCGGCTTCACCATTAGGGTCGTGATGTATCCAAGCACCAGTTTGATACCCAATAACAACAGAGTAGTGTCCGCCCCCGCTAGGAGCCCCTACAGGGCCTTTGTGTAGCCAACCGACTACAACAGGCCTACCCGCGTCTAACTCGCGTCTGAGGAGATCTGGGGAGCCGTTCTGAATGAATTTAGCGTTTAGCCCGAAATAGTCAAGGGCGTCGAGTTGAGCTTGACTGCTTGTGGAGTCTCCGTACCGTTTTCTAATACGGTTGTACTCATCGTCGTTCTTGACCTTTTTGTAGTACCGAGCAACCATCGCACAGCTAGAGCTAAAGCACTCTCGCCATCCTTGGCCGCTCTCGTTATCTAGTTGATATTCGTAAGGGACCTTAAGAAGCACTCCGTGGGTGTTGTTAGGCAGAGTGTTCTTAGGACCTGACCGCCAAAGATCAGAAAACTTTGCCAAGATTCCTTCAGGAATATGATCCTGCAAGAAATCAAGAGCAAAGTTTTGATGATCCTGGTTGTTGTAGTACTTAGCTACATCACGAAGGGAAATTTCGTCCATTAAGCAGCACCCGATCAAGCTTTGCGTCAATATGCTGCATCTGTTGATCGAGCCTGTCAATCATCGGCATCAGATCGTCCTTCCGAACAAAATCTCGATGCACAGTAATTTCAACAGTATCGATACGGTGGTCAAGATCGCCTAGTTTGCGAGTAGACCAAGCAAAAATACCGCCTCCCACAGAAGCAGCACCAAGAACTAGGGAAAGGACGAACGCTGGATCCATTACGCCATCCCGCTGAAACCTTTCTTCATTTTGTAGGCAAGCTTCACATCAATGGCTCCTTGGCCATAGGGGTGTCCCTTAGGAAGCACTTTGGTTTCACCAGTTTGAGGAAGGCTAGGACCGCCACTAGGTGCAGGTTTCTTAGGGCCTTTTTTGATTTCAAAAGACGGCATTGTTAATTACCTTTGGGGACGCAGTTAGGGACGGGTTTACCGCCCTTCTTTTTCATACCAACCATTTCGTAGCCCTTCCAGCAAGGACCCTTTTTCTTGCCAGCCATTACTTAGTTTTATAACCTTTCTTCATCTTGCCATCTTTTGAGCTGTTGTGTTTAGCAAGTTGCTGAGCCACTTCTGGTTTCTTAGCGTAGAGATACTTACGCTGTTGTTCGGAGGCGAACGGCATGGGACCTTTAAAACTGTTCTTTACCCAGCTTATTGAATACTTTCTTAATTGGATTATTGATGAGTGGAGAACCGCAAAAACAACTGCAAATTTAAATGAAGAAATACGCAAATACAAAGAAGCGACTGAAGAGTTATACCCTCAGCCGCAAATAGAAATTAAGGAAAATGGTGTTTTTGGAGAGGGTGGTTGGTATATCGAAATCTCCAACCCAGCGTTCAGCGACCCTGACCTCGATAAGCCTTCTGACCCCGTTTAGGCTTGCTGTTCTTGCTAGACCCTTGGGTAGTCTGCTTCGGCTTAGGGGGTAGTTTGACGGGCTTACCGTTAAGAGTCTTTCTTACCACGGCACTCCAGAGGCTTTAGTAGGTGCAACTTTCTCAGCAATCTGTGCGTCAAGAGCTGCGTCAATTTCAGTAACCTTTTCGTTACCACCAAGCTTCTCCTTGACCCAACCAATTACGGTGTTTTCATCGAGGTTGGGGTACGGAATCATCGAAGCAGGATCAGGAGCTTCCAGTCCAACAGAACCGTAGGCACCTGCTTGCTCACCATCCTTATAGCGAGTCACGGTGTAATGAACAGTAAAAACCGCGCCGTCCGAAACGTTGCGCTCCATACTGGCAACTTTCCAAGTAGTAAAAGGAAAGTCAATTCCGGGAGTAGTCATAGGTGAAACTTGTTTCTGAATTAGTTTAAAAGGTTTGCAACCTGTTGGGAATGGCCGGTTGCCCGCCTAGGTGATTAGTGAGTAGGACTACTAGGCAATGCCAGCATCACTTAGACGCTGCTCAAGGGTTTCGATCTTGGCGATTGCCTCCTGCAGTGCCTTAACCAGACGTGCTTCAGTTTTGGACCAACCTCCAACTGTTAAGTACTCTTCAGCGTTTTCTTCTTCATTAAAGGACAACGGTTGAGAGCCGACAGCATCTGGATAAACAGTTTGTATTTCTTGAGCAATAAAACCAATCTGATGCTCGCCACCTTCAGATTCAATAAAATCAAATTCGACAGGGCGAAGGTTTTTTATGTTTTCCCATTGAGATGGCAGATCGACGATGTTTTCTTTTAGTCGGCTATCTGAAACTGTTACAAAAGTACATTGACCCGTACCATTGGTTGCGATAGCGCCCGAAGAGCTACCGTAAGAGTTAATGCCAAATCGAATCAATATGTTGCTAGTAGAGGTGCTATTTGTGCCTGTAGCAAAAGCTGCAACACAAGCCGCAAGGGCTGTATTGCTATTTCTTACATAAAAACTGCCAACATTGTCATTGTTGCTGTTTGAGTACACCTGCAGACCCAGGCCGGTAGGTACACTGGAATTACCGATATACACATTGCCACCACTATAAATTACCATCCGCTCCGTCGGGCTGCTCGCTCCGGAGGCAGTAGTGGAGAACGTTAGCTTGCTTGGATGGCTAGAGCCACTCGTCCAAGCGCCTTCGGATTGTGCAAGTATTCTTGCACCATAGTTGCCAGCATTGTCACCAAAGAAGACGTATCCAAGGTCGACGGTTGACGTGCTAGGAGTTGACCCAACTTGCAAACGCAGCATTCCCGGCCCGGCACTATTGGTTGTAGTGCCTTGCACAACTAATTTCTCAGTTGAAGAACTACTAGACGTGCCAACTAACAGGCGTCCCGAGCTGTCGATGCGGGCGCGTTCGGTAAAAGAGGTTCCGCTGCTACTCCCAGTCGAGAAGAAAAGATTCTCGCCAGTAAGGTTAAGGTTTCTGTTGTTACTTGTGCCTCCTTGTATGCCACCAATGCGCGTATAATCATTATCTACGCCAGTTACAAGTAGGTTTCTGTTAGCTGCTACTGCAACTTCCAGTGGACCAGCAGGCGCAGTAGTGCCAATCCCTACTCTGTCATCATCACCGATAAACAAAGGAGTTGTGGTGCCTGAATTACTAAAGAAAAGTGCTCCGTCCGAGTTGACACCTATATAGAAACCTTCAGCTCCTGAAGACTCTTCAATGTAAATTGCAGATTCGCCAAACGTCCCGGTTGATGCTGCTGTTTTAACAGCAATTCCTCCTCTTGAAGTTCCAGGTGCATCTAATGTACCTACTTGCAGCAGAGCGTCAGGCGAACTAGTCCCCAGGCCTAAGCGACCACTGGAGTCCAAGCGCATCCGCTCAGTACCAGCTGTTGTTGTATTGTTTGCTGCAGTGAACCACCTGATATAAGTAGCTGCATTCAACGCTGCGCTGCCACCACCGAAATTAAGCTCGTTTTGAGTACTAAGATTCTGTCCAAATGCAATACAAACGGGCTCTTCGGAATTGGTGTAGTGATACGATCCAACCCTAAAAATCTTATCCGTTGAATTTGTCCGAGTTGAAACGCTGCCATCAGCTCCAACAATTAAACCAATGCCTCCAGACGAAATGTCAAGACCACCGGCGGTAGTACTAGGACTACTAGTCCCCAGACCTAAGCGACCATTGCTGTCGATGCGGGCGCTTTCGGTTGCATCTCTAAAGAAGATGTGATTGCTGGCACGATAATTTGTATCAGCAAAAGCAGATGTGCTTCTGTTATAGCTTTGCAGGTAGCCGTTAGCAGGATCAATTTCTATACCCCTGGCTCCGCCATTAGAAACGACCAAAGCGTTCTGAGGCGAAGTAGTCCCCACCCCGACGCGATTATTAGTGGCATCGACAACTAACGTGCCGCTATCGACGTTGAGATCAGTAGAGTCACTAAACTCAACGCCGTCGATTTGTACTTTAGTAAGTGCCATTGATCAGACTCCTTGGTTAGCAG